CTAAAGCACGTTGTGCATTTTCTACTGCTGCTTGTGGGTAGTCATTCCAAGGCATTACTCAGCAGCGTTATCAGTTCCCGCCTCAACCATATTCATAGGTTGCAAGTAAATATCTCCACCATCAATCGGGTCAAGGCTCTCGTGTTTGCGTATATCATTAACGCTCAACCATCCCCATTGACGGGCAGTGGCATAAGAGGAGTATCTGCTTGAGATATCACCTCTAAGAAGCCCATCCATATTCATACGGATAAAGTAATCCTCTTGGCCAGGGAAGAGCTTGCGGTTGAATTCCGCTTCCCAACGCTTAACCCAAGGCAGTATCGTGTTTCTTTGGAACTGAATCCCTTGCTCCTCGATGTTAGCTCGAGTGCTTGAGTTCTCTAATGATCCAAGATAAGCCAATGGGATACGGAAGAACCTTGCGATATCTTCAACACCAAACTTACGCGTTTCTAAGAACTGCGATTCTTGTGGTGAGATGCTGACCTTTTGCAAGTTCATTCCCTCCTCTAAAATTGCTGTCTTATGCGCGTTATCAAGTCCGCTGTACCTACGTTGCCAAGAAGCCATTAAACGCTTGTAGGCTTCATCTGAGAGGCGGCCAGGATGCGTGAGCACCGCACTTACGTTTGCGCCATTACCAAAGAATGAACCACCGAACTGGTCAGCAGCCAAACCAAGGCCAATGCTTTCTCTCGCTGCCTCTATTACACTCTTACCAATGATACCGTCAAAGGATAACCCTAATATGTGTATCATCTCCGTATCATCAAAGGTCTCTTTACCTTGGTCGATGTTGTAGAACTTCTCATCCTTGTAGACCTTAACCTCAACGCGGTCAGGGTGTACTGGAATCAATTTAACTGCTTGGCCCGCTTCGTTTCTGCGGATCGCTATAAAAGCATTCCCGTGCAAACAAAGGTGCGCTTGACAAACTTCTCTAAAGTTAAAGTCCGTCATCATCGCATTCGGGTGATGTATTAGCTTGTTGATAGGGTGTGCTGATGCGCTGCGGGTGCTATCGCCAGCATCTTGCTTCACCTCCCACGGAAGCGATGCAATAGTCTCTGATATAACACGAACGGCACCAAATACAGCAGATAGGCGCATAGCGCTATCCTCAGTGATTGCAATACCCGTTTTTGAGGCCGCGCCGTCAAACATCCAAGAAGCGGGATTCGCTAATGATGTTGAAGGGTTATTAGGCGAAGAGCGGAACGCTCCAATGATTCGCCCAAATAAATTCTGATTCTCGGCCATAAAGTAGTGTGTACTTTGTAATTACATCACCAAATATAGGTATCGTAAAATGAGAATAAAAAAACCCCCTCAAATCAATGAGGAGGTTTGCACCGCTAAGAACCAATAGAAATTAATAAACCAAAACCAATACTAAAAAGGATGCGGTGAGTGAGCAAAGCTATCTATTTCAATTCTATTGTGCAAGGTGCTAAGCGTAAATCTTACGCGCACATTTTCTCGCACAATGTCTTGAAGAACAGCCACACCATTTCTGATGCTGATAATCTTGTACTGCCATCCAAATCTTTTGGAAAGCAAGTAGTCTCCTGGAGCAAACTTAAACTCTTTCATAATACTTATTTTGTTGTTGCACTCTAAATATACAAAAAAATTAAAACGAAACAAGTGCCCTAACATTTGTCAGCAATGCAAGTATCTATTTACCTACGGGGGGAGCTATGCACCCGTAGGGAAATAAATACGAAGACAAAAACATCTTTTTTTTTATTTTTTTCCCTATATATAGCAGCAGCAAAAAGAAAATTAACAGCTAAATGTTAATAACGCCCCTTTTGTATCGTATAGCTTTTGCCCTCAAAAATGAGTTCAACGGAGTAGTTATTGCCTCCCTCGTGGCGCAAAAAAGGACTTAATCCCGGCACATCGAAAAGCAACAACCCAACCTTTTTAGCTTCTTCTATGGTCATAAGAATCTTATTTCTTGACTTTCATAAGTGCTGACTTTTGAAACATCAGAGTTCTCAACGGTCATCTTTTCACCCAGCGCCATTATCATTGCAACAACGCCATCAATCTTATCGCCAGCTTTTGCTTTAGAAAACTTCACGTTCTCAGCATCATCTTTCTTCACCACAACATTCCCTACCATCCAACGCAGCATAGAGTGACCGCCGTGGTGCAACACACCCTTCTTAACCAATACCTCAGCATTCTTAATGGGGCCACTCATAGAAACGAAGCCTTGTCCGAACGGGTCTAAGTCAATACCCTCATCTACGAGCTGCTGCACTAAAGAGTTTGAGTTCCATCTATCAAAAGCGATGCTCTGCACATCAAACACATCAGCGGCCTCCAGTATCTTCTGCTTGATAACACTATAGTCGGTGCTGTTCCCATCGGTAACGATAAGCTCACCCTTAGAGACAAAGCTATCGTATGATCCGCCCGTTTGCACTCTTCTGCGCTCCACGGCGGCCTCACTTACAAAGAGGTAGGGCAATACCTTGATAGTGCCGTCATCCCAAGGGAATATCAAAACAAAAGCCGTGACATCCTCAACGGCTGCTAAATCTAAACCACCATAACAAGGTTTGCCTTTTAACTCTTCCAAGTTTACACTGCCCGCGCTCTTCATCCACTCATCATCAGTAATCCACGAGGATAGCGAGTTCACCCATTGGTTCAGGTGCAACTGCCGAAATGCAATCTCACTGGACGGTAGGCTCTTTGCCTCTTGGCTCATCTTCCTAAAATACTCGGGCTTGATGCTCACGTCAAAGTTGGGGTTTGCCTTGCGCCACGTCTCTTCACTATGGATATCATCATCAAGGGTAGCCTCATATATAAGTGGCAAGAAAGTGCTGTCCTCAATGATTCCGCTGCGCACCTTCTTGCCGTAATCATAAAGCTCATAGCAAACGCTGTTTGGATCGAAGAGTCCCGCGGTAGAGATGCCGAACATAAGCGGCTGGGAACGCGCACCCATAGAGGTAGCCATTACATCCCACAGCTCGCGGTTTTTAGCAGTATGCACCTCATCATACAATACCGCACTCGCATTGCTACCGTGCAAAACACCAGCATCCGCAGCTACAGCCTTAAGGAATGAGTTGGTGCCGTTAAGCACAATCGAGTTGCGGTACACCTTACAAGCGCGTTCAAGTACTGGTTGATTCCGAACCATTTGCTTACATACGTCATAGATTGCGTTTGCTTGGTCGCGCGATGAGGCGCACACATATATCTCAGCGCCTGGCTCTTTCTCTACGAAGAGTAGAGCCAAACCAATTGCAGCGAGTAGGTTACTCTTTCCATTCTTACGGGGGATGAACACAAACGAGGTGCGGTACTGCCGCGTCCCATCTTCATTGACCGTACCAAAGAGTTCCTTGATATAATCAATCTGCCACTGCTCCAATATAAATGGTTTGGTTGCGAGGTCACCCTTGACGTGTGTACACACACGCTCTATAAATCTGATGACCTTATCTGCTTTGTTGCTGTCGTACATATTAAAAGATTGTTAGCTGCTGCTGGTGAGTTTTTAACCGCTTCACTGCGTTGTTATAGTATTCCTCATCTATCTCCCAACCATCTAAATCAAATCCGCGATTGTGGCAAGCGAGAGCAATTGATCCTGAGCCTAAGTGAGTGTCAAGTATCTTATCTCCTTCTTTGGCATAGTTATCAAGCAACCACTCGTAGAGCCTTATTGGTTTTTGGGTTGGATGTATTCTTTCCTCTTTATTTGCCGTGCCATACCCTTGTAAAAACCCAGCCCATTTGAATTTGAATTGACGAACGGCGGTTGAGAATGAAGTCCAAGCCAATTCGCAATCGGCAAACTTTCCAAAATTCTCTTTATCCCAAACAATCCAACAAGGCGAGTCATAAGGCAGCTTTGAAATAAAATGATTAGCACCCCAAACGATTTGATTTTTTGAAATCCTAATCAACTCATCAAAGTATTCTTTATCGGGCGCGTTCTTGTCCCAATCTTTCTTTTTATAGTTTTTAGGTTTCACTTTTTTGCCGATGAAATTTTTCCCTTCGCCGCCAATATATCCGCCATCCATTCCAATCCCATAAGGCGGGTCTACTATTGCAAGGTCATAGGTATTGTCGGGCATCTCTTTCATTGCCTCAAGGCTATCGCCAAGGTGTAGTTTAATCTTCCCCATATCACTCTCCTAATAAATCTTCTAAACTATCAATCTTCTCCGGTGTGCTCAACTTGGCTCTTGCCGCTGCGGTGAGTCCAAACTCGGGGAGCATCTTCTTTATTCTATCCCACGCACCATTCATCATTGCAAGCTCGGGCCGTGGTCGATGCATCTCATCACCTTGTGCTGTGGTGGTTGCATAGGTTGGGCCTAATCTTTTTATCACTGCTCGGCTTGCGCAATAATCCTCCCACGCATCGCTTATCATTTGCAATGCGATGGCATCAAGTTCTGCAACAACACCAAGATCATCAAGGTGCTTAACCAACCAGTCAAAAGTCTCTTCTGCACTTTGGTAGGTTGGGAGCACTGGGCGGCCTTGCACTTCAAGGCGCTCTTCGTGTCGGTCTTTTCTATAAGTATCTGCTGCCTTCAGCATCGCTGTTGGCTTTGGTTTTCTTCCTGGCATATCTTAAAACATTGTTAGTTGTGCTTGGTGTATTTCAAGGCGCTTCTTTGCAGCCTCAAAGTATTCCTTATCTATTTCAAAAGCGGTAAGGCTGTAGCCTCTATTGTGGCACGCCAATGCAATTGATCCCGAACCAAGGTGCGTATCTAAAATGGTTTGGCCTTCCTTAGCGTAATTGTCTAAAATCCATTCGTAGAGCTTGACGGGCTTTTGTGTTGGGTGGATTCTCACCTCTTTGTTCTTCATATCTTGCTGAAGCATTCCCTGCCATTTCCAAGTAAACATTCTTACCGCAGTCTTAAACGAAGTATAGGCAAGTTCACAATCCGCAAAGTCGGTTGCACCATTGTCCTTATTCCAAACAATCCAACAGCTACTGCCGTATGGAACTCTATCTATAAAATGGTTAGCGCCCCAAATGATTTGATTTTTACTCACCCTTTTAAGCTCGTTAAAGTATTCTACGCTTGGTGGTTCTTTATCCCAACCCTTTGAAACATATACTTTGCTCTTTGCTATTTTACCTCTTGTTCCGTTAGTACCCCCATCCTCGCCAATCCCATACGGCGGGTCAACAATCGCCAAATCAAATTGGTTGTCAGTCATTTGGCGCATTGCTTCAAGGCAATCTTGGTTCTTTAAATCAATCATATTTTATCATTTTATTCGGGAACACTGCCCGACTTTTATCCTTTTCATTTCGACTGCGTGTATAAAAGAC